TTAATAGGGATGGGGGCTACGGCCCCCAACTTTACTTATGCCTGATGTAGCAAACACACCTATCAAAGTATGCTCTCGCGCTTCTGTCTTGATTGGCGGCGACGAGATTCAGTCTTTTACAGATGGCACTGCTGAGTCAGCGGTTGCAGATGCAATCTACGAAGATATTGCAAGAACAGCACTGACAAACACGCGATGGCGGTTCGCAACAAATCAGCAACAATTAAATAGATTGACCCAAGAGCCAACTGGCCGTTGGGATTCCGCATATCAATTACCTTCAGGTTCACTGCTTCTTCATGCACTTACGGTAAATGAATTGCCAATTGAGTATGATACTTACGGCGATAAGGCGTATACAAATGCTGTTGAGGCAGATGTAGTTATTGCGGATTACACATATCGGGCTGACGAAAGAGATTGGCCCTCATTCTTTACACTTGCGGTACAGCACATGGTTGCTGGTGCATTTGCAGTTTCGATTGCGCGTGATGCCTCTCTGTCTCAGATGATGGATCAGAAAGCGCAGTTTTATATGGCACAAGCGCGGCGTTTGGATTCACAACAGCAAACTACTCGCAAGCTAAATACATCGAGGTTTATTGCACAAAGGCGTAGCTAATGCAGAAAGTTAGAGTACCTATTAGCAGCTTTCAGTTTGGCGAAGTCAGTGACTCTCTTAGAATGCGCACAGACAGTCCTGTTTATGCTCAGTCTGCTAAGAAACTAGAAAATATGATTGTTATGTCTGAAGGCTCAGTTAAGAAAAGAACTGGGCTAAAACATATTTATGACTACAGCATAACATATAACTCTACTTACCCTGCTCAATCTCATCTGTTTAAATTTGTTTTTGATGAGAATGAAGAATACGTTATTTCAGTAGAGCATCAAAAGGTCAGATGCTTTCGCTTGCTTTCTGATGGCTCAGTATCACTTGTCTCAACGATTACTGCGGATGTTGACTCTGCTACTCTGCCTTTCGATCAAGAGTATTTGCAAGAATATACATACGCCCAGTATGGCGATGTAATGTTTATTAGTCATCCTTTGTTTATGCCAAGGATGCTAACACGGACTAGCCTTACAAACTTTGAGGTTAGCACTTTTGCATTTGATGCTCGAGCTGATGATATTGTTGTTTACCAACCCTACAGTCGTTATCACGCACAGGGTGTGACACTTGATCCATCTGCAACGACTGGCACTGGTATTACGCTTACAGTAAGTGAAGACTACTGGGATACGACTGGCACTCAATCTGGTGGTAATTATCCTGACTCTAAGCACGTTGGTGTTGTTGTTCGCTATGGCAAAAGTGAAATAGAAATTACCAGCGTTCAATCGGCAACACAGGCAACTGGCGATGTAGTTGACGAACTTAAAATACGATTAAGTGTTTTGAATCCTTTCCGCACAATTGATGGCTCTTCTACTGTTGAGGTAACTCACTTAGGTCATGGCTTTGGCGGCGGGGAAAGCATTACTATACAAAACGCATCTTCGGTTGGAGGTATTAATACTGGAAACCTAAATGGTGTTAGAACGGTTGGTGACATTATTGATGAGAACACCTACACCTTTACTGCGGGTGGCTCTGCATCTAGCGCAGAAGATGGCGGCGGCTATGTTAGCATTGTGTGCCACGCGCCCACCGATGATTGGGATGAGCAGTCTTACTCTGCTGCGCGGGGATATCCTGCGGCTGTAACTTTCCATGAGAACCGCTTGTGTTTTGGAGGTACTCTTGCCGAGCCTGACACAATTTGGATGTCTCAGATTGGAAGCTTTTTTAACTTTGATGAGGGTGAAGCTGCTGATAATGAGGCGATTACATTAACGGCTGCAACTGGTGACGTTAATGAGATTCGTTACATGATTTCTAATCGTGACCTTCAGGTGTTTACTGCTTCTGGTGAGTTATACATTCCAACGTATCTTAACCAAGCAATCACACCAACAAATGCTCAGATTCGCAAACAAACGCCATATGGTTCATCGTTTGTTCAGCCAGTGTCTATTGATGGAGCAACTGTTTATGTACAACAAAATGGTAGAATTGTTCGTGAGTATTTGTACTCTGATTCTGAAGAGGCTTATACATCGACTGCAATATCTACCGTTGCCAGCCATTTAATTGATGACCCTAAGTGTATGACTGTAGTTCATAGTGGCTTTGGTTTGCCAGATTCCTATGCTGCGTTGACCTTAGGTAATGGTGACATGGCTTTGTTCTCCTCTAATCGCGCAGAGCGCAGAGCATCTTGGACAAATGTAACGACAGGTGGAAGCTTCTGTTCTGTTGTAGCAATTGAAGATCGTCTGTTTGTTAATGTTTGGTATAACAATCAGCTTCATCTATGTGAGTTTAGCGGGAACATTGGTGTAGATAATTACATAACAGACCAAGTTATAAGCGATGAGGCTACAATTCCCACAATCCAATATGGAGATTTTGAGGGTATAACTATTGGAACATTTGGCCCAACAAGTCCAAGTGGGCGATGGTATGTTAATACAACAAGTGGAGCAAATTGGGAAACATATGACAAGCCAAGCTATAGTCGTATAGCAAGAATAATAAAAACGTCATCAGATAGTCTTCTTGGTGGTCAAACTGTATTCTATGCTAATGACTTTCAGTTTAAGAAAGGTGTGACTTATACAATAGAGTTTACACTTTACAACGCTGCGGGAGCGCAAGGTTTTGGAACAACTGCTGATGTAAGGTTAAAGATTGGAAGTGGGCCTCTCTATACTGGTGATTGGATTACTGATTCTGATTATGGTGCGGGTGGCATTACTACATTTACAGAAAGTTTCACACCTACAGCAGATGGTTACTACGATATTCAGTTTGAAGCTGCTCATACCTCTGCTACTTCGTGGGCTGTTGGTCTTGACGATGTATCAATTATTTCTGCCGTAAATGAGCCACTTGATCTTAATGCTATAAACTCTGGCTTTGCTGCGGGTGATGTTGTTTCTGTGTTTGAGGGCGAAACGTATATAGATGATGAAACGCTAGACTCAGATGGAGCGATGCCAATATCTAAATTTTATGGAAAGACTGTAAGCATTGGCAAAAAGTTTACAGCTAAGATCGAAACCAACGAAATAGATGCATCTATGGGTTCTGGCCCAGTGACAGGTACAGTCCGTGGCCTTGCAAATATTGTTGTAGATTTTAAAGACACACGCTCTGCTAAGGTAAACTCTCGCAAGTTTATCTTGGAGGATGACTTCAGTGGGAAAAAAGAGTTTCGTGTGTTAGGATACAGTAGAACACCAACCGTTATCATTGAGCAAGATGACCCACTGCCAATGCAAGTAAACGGAATTGTAGCGGAGCTAGTAACGTAATGCCTATTAACTATGTTCAAGCAGCGTTTGCATTGTTTCAATTTGGGGCTGGCCTTGCTCAGTTTGATGCTGAAATGCAAGCAGCTCAAGCTAAAGAAGATGCCCGTAAGCTTGAGGCGTTCAACATTGAAACGGAAAAGGTTCGATCTGAAACAGAAGCAGTTCAGCGTCACAATGATCGCTTAGAGCAGTTTAGATTAAATACTAAGGCAAACATTGCTGCGTTCTCTGCAACAGGCAGAGACATTGGCGGCACTACAGTAAAAGCGTTTATGGAGCGTCAAAAGGAAATTGCGGCAGTGGACACTCGCCGTTCTGACCTTATGGGTATGTTTGAATCCATGAAATTAAAACAAGCAGCTAGAACAGCAAGACTTGAAGGCTACGCTGAGAAGAAGTCAGCAACACTAAGAGCGTATTCTGGCTTGTTTGAAAGCACTATGAATGCAGCTCAAGCTGGCTATTCATCATATACAAAACCTAAGTGAGATAACTAATGGCGGTAATACGAGAGCAGCGACAATTTAAAGTTGGGACAATCGGTGTAAACCGCCCATCTCGTGCGGGTGTCATTCTTGCTGAAGGTGTGGCTGATGCAGCAAGCCAAGTTGAAAGTGTCTTGTTTGATATCAACAAGGACATGGCAAAGCAGCGTGGCGCAGAAGCTGCGCAACAACTTGCTCGTGAAGACATTGTAGCTCTTGATGAGAACGGTCGGCCTAAAGCTTACAAGGCACCAAGTATTCTTGGTCAGTTTGAGCGAGAGGCATACAATGCCGTTCTCATGCAACGCTTTGAGTCTGAGATTCAGTTGGATATGCGCAACCGCTCTAACGAGCTTGCTATTCAATTTAGACGCAGCCCAGAAGCTTATAAGAAAGCTATGGCTGACTATGTAGCTTCTACAGCGAACTCTGAAGAATCTACTGTCTTTACTAATTACATTACAACCCTTGGTACTGGCCTTGCTAACCAGCAATATAAAGGGCTTCAGTTACAGGCTATAGAGCGTCAAGAAGCTGATGACCGTCAGGCATATTCAAATTCTTTAACTAATTTATATCGTGATATAGAAGATACTGCTGCAATTGGCGGCGATGTTGATCGTTTAATTCAAGAAGGAGAAGACCTAGATTCTATCTATGTTCAATCTGGAACTGTTTTGCCAAGCTCAGTTACTGGAAACAAAAGAGCTAGAGAAATTGCTAAGGCGCGTGGCACTCTTAGATTTGAAATAAAAAAAGCACTAGAAAACCCTCAAATGACAAAAGAGGAGTTGGCTAAAGCTCTTTCGGCAATTGATCTAAATGATCCATCAAAACTGCCTGACTCATTTGTTTTAACTAGAAATCTTCTCGCGGGGCGTGGCCCAACCTTTGCAGAAGAAATTTCAAATTTTGGAATAGAAATTCTTAATGATGCTGTTGTTCAAAAAGATTTAGACAATCAGCGTTTGATTAGAGAGCGTCAAGCCTCTGCATTTCAAACTGAGTCTGAATTAAATGCTTCTCTTGGGACTCTTTTAAAATCACCTACAAGCGAACTGATCGGAGAGTTAGATGACATTATATCTGACTTTGTGCTAGGCCAATCAACTTATCAGTCTGAGATTCTTCGCGGTGTTGATCCCAGTGTTGCTGCATCTGGCGTTCTTGAGTCAACCCAACGCATGGGAATTGCAAGTCAAGCAATTACTAAAAAGTTAATGCTTGGGGCTGATAGCAAAGAAGAATTAATTAATATTCAGACATATCTAAAGTCACAAAGCCAAGAAGACTTTAATAAGCTAGACCTAGACGCAGCAGTCCTTGCTAAAGGTTTGATAAAGATATCTCAAGTTACTGGCACTGATGTACTAGATGTTGCTGACACTTTTGCCGAAAGCATTAGCGACGAAACAGTGTTTCGTGAAAGTCAAAGAAAGCTTAATAACTCATCTGATATAGATCAGATGTTAGACAAAGCTGAAAGCCAAGCCTTTCAAGATTCTGATGTTAACCTTTTAGAGCAGACTATGGGGATAGCGGCCTCAGAAATAAAACGCGCTGAAATAGACGAGGGTGATCGCAAACGAATTAACAGTAGGCTTGATAACTTTATTGGTGCTAATTATTTTCGACTTGCTTTTGGTGAAGCAAAAACTGAAAGATTAATTAGTGCTATGTCTTCTTATGTTAATCGTGGTGTAGATGAAGAAGGCTTACTAACAAATGAGCAAAAAGAGCTTTTAGATAAGGGTCGCCAATCATTCGATGATCCAAGCGCATTGAGAACAAGTTTGGGTGTATATGCTGGAAACGCAGAAAATGATCGTCAGCGTAGAGCTGATATTGTCAGTGAAAATAAATTTAAAAGCGATGTTCTTAGCGGTGTAATGAATGGCTCTGATGAAAAAAACAGAGAGCGTTTAGATAAGCTATTCGGTGTTACTCCTGATTTTTATATTGACCCAGAGTTTGCTAAAAAGAATCCAAATCTTGAAATGGCTCTTCAGCAAGCGTCTGCAACAATTTGGCCTCAAGCACAGCTAAGAGCTATTGATAGCTTTCTTTCTGGTAATATTACAGATGAGCCGCAGGTCGAACGCTTACTTACAACATTTGCTCAAGCCTCAACTTTTGTTACTGCAAATGGTCAGTCAATGCGCAGCAAGGGCAGTGAGGCTATGTCTAATGAGGACTATGCACTTATGTCTGAACTTGCGGCCTATGCGGAATCAGGTAAGTCGCCAGCGTTAGTATTGCAACACATGAACCAATTACAAACACTACAGCAAAATCCTACGCTTCAAAAAGAAAAACAAGAATTCTTTACAATGAAAGTAAAAGAAGGTGGTAGAGCTGTTACTGTTGCTAACAGCGTAGCTGAATATGTGCTGTACAATTACAAAGAGGCCCGAGGTAATACTAATCTTAGAAATCGTCTAATTGCGGTTGCTAACGCTACATACTTTGCGAATTTGTCAGATACTAAATCTGGCATTTCAGATGTTAAAAAGGTCTTGGACGCAGAGTTTAATGCGCACTTTGTTGAAGATGATATGATTGTTGCCGAGG